CCCCAACCCGCCATAACTCACCTATTAGGTGGTGGACAAGCGCAATAAAGCAGTTGTCGTTGTGTTACTAGGCATCGTCAATGTAAATGTACCCGCCGTGATGGTCTGTGATCCAAATGTGTGAACTGAAACTGCTTTATTTGATTGCGTAGAGTTATAGATCAACACGGTATCAAATGCCGTGGTTAGTGTCACTGTGGAGTAAACCAAGTTACCAGAAGGTGTCCAATACCCTACGCCAGCCGTTGATGAGCTATTTGTAGAGGATGGGTTGGTTGCATTAGTTACTGCAATACCCCCTGCTGTGTATCCTGTACCCGACACTTCGTTAGTCGCAGAATATGCAGTGGTTGCCGCATTGATAGTAGCGGTCGTAACATACAAAGCTGCTTTGAATGTGTCAGCAGTATTTGCAGTATGAGCAGGATTAGCAGAGCTAAAATTGTGCGTTGCGCTTAGCAATTCGCCCAAGAAAGATGTGCACATTGATTGAGTATTAGCCATGATGTTTCCTTTAGCCTAAAGAGGCAGCAAATAAATCAGTGAAGGGGGATTTTTTTAAAGTTACATGAGCGGAGCGGTGTATCAATTCATCATTTAAATAGTACTCAACCCAAGTCGTGTATTCGTTTTCATCATCAACAGTACCTTCTTTCTTTACAAGAAGAGAGTCATCCATGTCGCCTTTGGTAGTCGTGATGATCATGCGATCCTTAAAATAGCGGTTGTGTTAGTAGACGTTGGGAACTGAACTGTGAATGAATTAGCGCAAGTAATATCGCTGCCAAAATCCAATACACAAACAGAAGCATTGTTCTGACTAGAATTGTAAATCAGTGCGCCACGAGCTGTAAACGCAGCGGGATTCCATATAGCGTTGGCAAACGACCAATACGCCGTGGTTCCCGATGTACCAGAAGTCGGTGTCTGTGTGATGGTCAGTATTTGCCCTCCTGGGGTATACCCTGAACCCGATACCTCGCCCACACTTGTATACACAGTAGTCGCATTACTCAACGCGGCATTAGCTGTGTATAGAGCGATATAAAACGTATTTGGATTGGTAGGACCAAAGTTATGCAAACCTTGGGCTAACTGAACCTTGAAGCTAGTCGTTGCGCCTTGATAGATAGACATCAGGTCACCGCCTGTCTAAATTGACCAGAACGGTAAGCATCTCTACGCTCCATACCATCGCCAAGACGTTTAGCAAGGGCTAATGCTTCAACATATTTTTGGTTGTATATGGTCATCAAATCTTGTTCGCCCTTCATAAAGGTATAAGCCTCAACAAGAGAGCCATACAAAAGCACGGTATCAAAGTTGTCGCCAAGCCAAGTAGTACCACTTGGGTTGTTAACGGTATCTGCGATTGAAACTGGATAATAGTAATAATGCAACTCAGCGGTATAAGCAGTGTCAGGAGTAGGACCAAGTATGAAAGACAATTCATTTGTAATTGCCCCACTTGCAACTGTTGGTCCGAATAAAGCATAGTACTTCGGCGTCCCGTAGGAGTTAGGAAATCCATATGCTTGACGGATAAAGTTAACGTCTTTGTTGAGCAAGAATTGAAACTGCCCTTGGAATGTCACAGTCCCAGATACAGCACCTGTATTCTGAGCTGATAAAGCCACTGTTGTTCCTGAAATGCTGGTCACATACGCATTAGATGCTATGCCCGTGCCTTGTGCTAACTGCCCTGGGATAATACCGTTATTGCTTGATACAGTAATTGTCAAAGCCCCCGCAGTTCCTGTAGCAGTTATTGCGTTTGTGTTCGTTGTATATATGGCCAGTGAATACGGCGCAAGAAAATCGCTAGGAGAAGACAAGTATTGGTTGTAAGGGGTAATGGTTCCCTGCACGTTTTTACGCAGTGATGGGAACTGAACCGAGTTATAAATACGCTGTTCAGCTTGTTCAACAAACGTAGGAATATCATTTACGAAAGTTGTTTCGTAATTCTGTGTGTAATCCTGTATCAGTTGTTTAAGCTGAGTGTAGTTCATGCCATTGGGCCCCTAGCCATCAAACCTTTAGTAGCTGCGCCTGTACCACGAATCTTAATGCCATCAGTTTTTGGCTGTGGATAAACATTACTGTGGTTCCAAGCTACAGAAACATTAGACTCAAGCAAATGTTTTGCGTTATTTTCTTTGCTTTCAGGCACAGAATTAACGTCAATATTTTTACCTGTCATGGTATGAGGACGAGCATACTCTTGTCCGTTACCAGTCGTTTTGCCAGTGCCGTGATGAATAGCTGGACTATTCTTTTTAGTAGGTGCAACCATATTAGCCACCTCTACCAGAAGAACGCTGATTCATGACCTTGGCCATGTTGCGTCCGTACTTCATCATTTGCGCGCTGGTTTTACCACCCTTGGCCAATTTGGTCAAAGGTTTTCCTGGATGATCATGCTTCTCATGTTTATGAATAGCTGACGCAATCATTTTCTTGTCTTGCTTCAAATCTGCTTTGTCTTCTTTCATGATAACTCCTAGGTTACGACTACCGTTACTGTACCAACTTGTACCTGCGGTATCAAGTCATTTTGAGTCAACGGCACATCAAAATTACGAGACCCACCAACAGGATTCCAACCCCATTGAAATATGCGACTACCCTCGCCCAATGAACCATCAGCCAACAGACCAGATGCCACATAGCTCCTATCAGGTCTGGGATTACGAAGACCTTGTGGGTCATCGACTGGATACATGCCCAATTGTAATTGAGGCTGATCTGGGTCCCAGCATCTTGGACAAACCAACAACTCATAATTTTTAGTCTTGATGACTTCCTTTTTGAGTTGAGTTAACTTATAGCGAAATCCACAGCGATCGCATTCCGCAATCGCATTCTTACCAGAGGCAAACCGATTGCCCATTAGTAAGTCGATCCAATAAACTGTTGACGTGGAACAAAACGAATAGCTGCTTTTTCACGGTCTTCATCTGCCGCTAACTGCCATGCTTCATCGTATTGCTGCTTCAAAATAGGTAATCTTTGCAACCCTTCGGGTGCTTTTAATCCAAGATAGTAGGATAAACCCGCAATCATGCAAGGTATAAACCTAAATGGGACATCCATGACATTGACGCCAGTTCCTGCGTCTTGAGTCCTACGCAGTCTCCAATATACAAATTGATAAGGCTGTGCATTGTCTGGAGCAGGCCATACGTTGATAGATGGGAGGTTCTGATAGATCACCTGCGCACCAGCAATATGAGCCGCTGCTGTGGTGTTATTCTGGCCTCTAAAGCAGTTTCCTAGTGTGTTACCGCTGGTATAACTATAAAAGATGGTCTCGTTATCGATCTGGATGAATGCAGTGTTGGGTATACCGACCACAGAAGTCAACGTGATCGTGGTGTCTGTAGCGCTTATTGGAGCTGCCAGAGTCAAGCTGGTTGTGTAAGACTGCCCATCTAAGCGTTGAATCCACACTTGAATTGGACGGCCTTGCTGAATTTTGTTTGGTAGAGTAGCGTAAGTAGAAACACTAATACGTGTAATCGTCAAATCTGCCTGTGTAGAAGCCACATTTGGCTGTGTTCTGATCACATGCTCAAGCAAATCTATGGTGTCGTTGGGCAATGGATAAGTCACCTGGCCTTGGACTAAATTGATTACATTCGAGTCCATTGTCCACATATTAACGCCACGGTTTGCCCAGTCAGCAAACATGATGTTCAAGCTTCGAGTTGCGCTTCTTAAATCGTAACCTGTGCGAGACTCTGAACCAACACGCTCAAATGCTTCCTCAACCACTTCGGTGAGGTCTAAATTAAAGCCTGATGTTCCAGATGTATTGCTCATTTAGCTGCTCTCATGTTGTCAACTAAGTTTGGGTATGGACGTCCTGCTTTCTTAGCCATCGCTTTAGCTGCTGCTTTCTTAGACGGACTAAGCTTTTTATGCGTTTTAGCTGGATTAGGTGTGTCCCAAACATGTCCGCCCCTTTTATACATGTCAACCGTGTTAGGATCATCTTTACGATGAATCACCTTTTTACTAGGCATTTTTGACGGGCTGATGACCCCCATGCCACGGCTAGCTCTCATTACATCTTTCCTCCACCGCAAGCACATCTAGTGTGACCACGGCGAGCAATCCCATCAGCACGCTTAGACGCAGAAGCCATACCACCTTTTTTATAGGCTTGGTCTGGGTTTTTGGCAGACATTTTTTTGAAGTCTTCGTCTTCTTTAATAGCTCTTTGATCAGAAGGAGACATATAGCTGTCGCTATTTCTCTTGTTCATTTCAGCGGCAGTGGGACCGCCTTGTTTACCGCGACCAGCACCTGCGCCTGTATCGGGTAATTCACCGCCATCAGCCATTTTTTTCACACGACCACCTTTTTTGTAGCCTTTTACATCTTTACGAGCTGCCATTTGGGCTTCATCATCCATGCTCGTCATTTTGTTATACCCAAAAGCTTTACCTATAGATCTAACTGTGTCGCCTATAGTATCTAGACCTTTATCCAAACTACCATCAATAGTACCTGGGGGGTTTAAATTCTTTTGTTTTTGGTATTCTCTAACACTAGAGTCATACACGGCGTTACGAAGGTTATCTGCTCTTTCGTCTTTAATTTTATCTGCACGTTCAGATGCAGCAGTTTTATATTTGTTGAGGAGACGTTCATTTTCATTTAGGTTCTCAACAACATTTTTACGTTTTTCTTCAAAAGTAGCCATGATTTACCTCATTTTGCATTTGGTGTGGCCTTTGGTAGCAATACCATCAGCACGTTTAGAAGCATTTGGTCTGGAAGTCATACCGCCAGAAGCCATCTTTTTAGGCTTGGCCTTGGCTTTTACTTTAGGCTTGACCTTACCACCTTTTTTCATACCGCCTTCAAATGCAGCTTCAGCAAGTCTCGCTTTAGCTGCTGCGGCTTCAGCAGGACTTAAACCTTCAGCGGCTCTACGAGCTGCTTGTTGTGCGTTGTATGCTCTTTGAACGCGTCCTGCAGTAAGTGCTTCAGTAGCCATGTTACCAATACCAGCTAGTCTTGCTGGCCCTGCGGCTTCCATCATGCGGCGAAATTCACTAGGATTATCCACACGCTCACCACCTTGAGGAGCTGTTATGCCCCCAATAGGAATACCGTTTGAGTCATAGCGAGCGCCTTGACCACGAACCATATTACCTGTGGATGGTCTTGTACCTTGAGTTGGATAAGAACTAGGTCCTGCGCCTTGTGCTGAAGTAGGATCAAAATTGGGATTCACCCTAGGATCATTAGCTGTTGTCAATCTTTGGGCTTGCGTAGGATAACGCGAGCCATAGGACGGCATAGAAGGCGCTTGACTAGTCTGCGCAGTAGGCCGTGCAGTTTGCGTAGTAGGCCGTCTTACAGGCTTTCTATAAGCTACTTGACCAGGTACAGGCGTACCCCACTGACTCTCGTCATCTATAGCGCCAGTATTACTGGCAAGAGCTGGCCCAGTAGGACCAGAACCAGCCTCATAAAAAGCCCCGCTATCTACAGGTGTGGCAGCATTAGAGCGGTCTTCGACAGGAGCAGCGTTCTTGTTACGGTTCATCCTGTCGTACATTATCCCCAATGCGCCAAGGGCTGCTAACCCAGCTAACTGTCCTGAGTTTGCCATGATTGGCTCCTACTTGTGATCGTGGTGTTTCATGTGGTGTTCAACGTGCTCATGGTGGTGTTTAACATGACCGCCATGCTTGAACCCATCGTGGTGATGCAAGTGTTTTGCAACGTGCTCATGGTGATGAATATGACCACCTTCAGCATGGTGACTACCATGATGTTTCATGTGGTGTTCCATATGCTCATGGTGATGCTTGACGTGACCGCCGTGCTTCATGCCATGAATGTGGCTATGCTCCTCGGGATGAGGATGCTGAACATGATGCAACTCGGTTTTACCGTGATGCTTGTGTCCACCACTATGGAAAGGATGACCGTGATGAGCTGTATGATCGTGATGTTTCATGATAAGTCCTTAACGTTTGTGATGGGTTTTACCACCATGTTTCATACCCAAAGGTTTACCAGCGCTCATTTTCTCTTCTAAAGCACGAGTATGACCCTTTTTTTGGATGGTATGTTCGCCATGTTTTAGCTTGCCACCCACTTCGGCTTTGCCCATTTTGGCAGTAGTAATACCGCCAGAAGCCATCTTTTTAACGGTTTTACCGCCCTTTTTCATGGCCATCTCAGCAGTTTCGCCGTTACGACTACTCATAGCTAATTTCTTAGCCATCCCCATTGATTTCTCTGATTTCATTAGTCCACCTCTTTTAAATGGTGCCGCAGCACCGTGGTCGGTCTTTGGCTTGTTAACACCTTGAGTACTGGCACGGCCTGAACCGAACGTCATACCCTTGCTTGCTTCGCTAAAATCGGCACCCACGGATTGCGGAATACCTACCTTCTTTGCGAATGCAGGGTTATGCGCCACCGCATCCATCAAATGTTTTTGTTTAAGACTAGTTGCTGGCATATCAACACTTCCAAGCTCTTAAAGATTTATTAATCCGACTGTTTGGGTCGTTTGCCGTTTTTGCTGACGTCAGTTTGGATTTCATTCCCGACATTCTCGCGCAAAAAGATTTCTTTCTTGATCCGCCCTCGGGTTGGGGAGGCTTTAAATTCATCCCCTCCTTCTTTGCGGATGCCCGACCTTTGGCGTTTAAACCGCCGTTCGGATTCTTCCCTTCTTTGCGTTGCCATGCTGGTGTCTTAGCCATAACAGATTGTGCAAGAATTTGCATTGGTTAAAGAAGCATAAACACCGTTATAAGCAAGTAAACCCTCGCCGGGCAACAGCACAGGGATTGCTACTACGTTTGCGCCAAAATCAAACTGCCACAAAATGTTACCGGATGCTGCGGATGCATTATCATAAAGAATAATTGTTCCAGCAGTGCCGCTGCTATTGAATGTAATTTGTTTTACTCGGCAACGAGTGGTAACCAACGCAGCAGATGTGTTGGTATGCGCTGACTTAACGTCATATTGCATCATAATTAATCTCCTTTAAATTCAAAGATGGG